GTAGGAAGGCCAAAAGAGAAGGCATACGTCTCAGAGTTGTAAGAGACTGTAGCACTCGATCCTTCGGGAAGTGTGGATGCGCTTACACTAACTTCATCTCCAAAGTCTAGCGTAGCGTTTTTAGAAGCAAGGGCTTCTGCGGCTGAAGTAGCGGCGGCTTGTGCTGAAGCGGCGGCATTAGTTGCCTGTTGGGTTACCTCAGTAACTGTAGCGTCAGTTGTAGAATCACCTGCTCCACCTATGCCACGAAAGATAGCCATTACACTCTCCAGTTAGAAATAAGACAGGGGAGCCTGAATAGACTCCCCCGGATCAGTAGATTAAACTACTACTGAAAGTACGTTTTCTTCACGGAGTACCTTAGTACCGTACAGAGTATCTGCAGTGAAGAGGTTAGCAAGGAACTCTTGCTTGTACTGAGTCTGTGAACGAACAGCCATCTGCTCAGCAAGAACGAAAGCGTCCTTGTGCATCATAGTCATGACACGACCAGAAGTGGAGCTACCAGTGACAGTTGGCGCATTAGATGTAACGTAAACGTCTACACCGTAAAGCTGACCGATCTGACCGTTGTTGACACCACGACCGTTGACAAAGTCAGAAGACACGTAACGCTCAATGCCCATGATAGTGTTGCGAATCACAGGAGGGATAATCAATACACGACCTTCCATAGGAACATCAGCATCATCCAACCGTTGAATCATGTTGCGGAAAGCCGCATCAGAGAACGCTTCAAGAGCAGTGGAGTCATCATAGTCAATCAAGACATCAGAAGCACCGTTGATCTGGTAGTGAGACTGAGTAGCATCAGAACCATCAGCAGTACCTGCATCGTTTGACACGTTCAACAACTCTGCGAACAGATCGTCATCGACTTGCTTAGCAAGAGCGTAACCTGCATCGTCAGTGTAGAAACGGCGGAGTGAATCCAACGCTTGTACTTCTGTGATGTCCTCGATCAAGCGTGAGTATTCGTAGTGCTTGTCGATAGTGATTACAACTTCTGTGTTAGCAGTCTGTTGAATTGTTACAGTGTCAGCCGCTGTCTTTGCATTGGCCGCGCCACGGACAGGCTTAGGAATGTGAAGAGTATCACCTTTCTTACCAGTCATAGGCATTTTGTTTACGAGGTTAGCAAGAACGAGGTTCTGCTTGTACGCCGCAATGATTTCATCTGACCACAGTTCTGGGATGAACGTAGCCGCGTTTGCTAAAGTAACGGTATTGTTACTTGCGGGGGTTAAGTTTGCCATTGTAAATATCTCCTAGGCTATTTAACTCGACCCTCAGCATATGCTTGGCGAATCTCAGCCGCCATATCTTGATATCTGTTAGGGTCTGTTTGCATAAGTTTAATAATATCAGCACGACGATAGACTTTACGACTTGGACGTTCACCTGATCCTCTAGCGTTTCCAGTGGAAGCCGCTTTAACTTGACGTTTGCGATCAGCTTTTTGAATCTCTGCAGTCTCTTGAACCAAGTTTTGACGTTCTTTCCAGAGTGTCAATAGTTCATTAGCAGAATCATAGTCAAAGTTTTTGTCCGCTCTTTGATAAAGCTCAGACCGTACCTTTGAACCATGAACCCATTCTTGAAACTTCCCATCCTGAACAATTTCAATAAAGTCTGGATGGTTTGACTGAAGTTGCCCAAGAATCTGCTGTTGCTTCATTGCAAATGATGCTTCTTCTGCCTGTTTAACAGACGGATGATTGGCAATTGCTTTAGCTATCGCTTTGTCAGGGTCAGCGAAAAAGTCAATATCTTCTTCGTCTTGTTGTTGTGGGCTTGATGTGGCAATTTGAGACTTGACGAAATCATCAACAATTCGACGTAACTCACCAACTTCTGAAGACTGTTTTCCTAAAAGTTTTTCAGCTTCTTGATGCATTTGGACAATATCTCTAATGTCCTTACCCTGATATTTTTCAGGGATGTCATCTTCTACTTCTTCTACTTCTTCTTCAACATCTACAGGTTGCTCCTCTTCAGGAATCTGTTCTTCTTCAAAG